TCCAGGGTTCGCCGTTCGGGGTAAACTTTTTCAATTTGCACGATGGCCAGCCGGGGACAGAATTTTATTTCAACGTTACTCCCGGCTCGATACTTGCGGTTAACCCAAACCGGCTGCGCTGTTGCGGGGCGATCAAGCTGCGTTCTGGCACTGCTGCGGCTCCGGTAATCCAGAGTTCGCTGCGCACGTTTGGCATCGTGGTGGAAGGCGACGTTGAACAACTATTGCCGACGCCGTTCGACGAACTGCTCGAACCTGACAAGCCCGAAAACTAAGGACATCACCATGCACGAAGACATGCGCAAGGTCGAGAAATCGGCGCCGCCTCCGGGTGGTGAGCCGGACGAATTCATATTGTCCGACGACAGCATCGACCGTATGGGCGACGTGATCGAGCCAAAGGGCTGGCAACTCGACCGGATCAAGACGCCGCCGCCGGTTTTGTACAACCACAACAAGGACGAACAGATCGGAAGCTGGGCCAACATCCGCCAGGTTGGCAACCAGTTGGTCGGTCGTATCGTCTGGGCTGACTTCACCCATTGGCCGAAGGGCAAGTACATCCGCGACCTGGTGCGCGGTGGTCATCTGCGCACGGTGTCAGTCGGCTTCCGGCCGCTGGGGCGCGAGCCGTTGACCAAGGAAGCCAAGGAATTCGGGCCGTGGCGGTTCACCAAGGCAGAACTGCTCGAATGTTCGCTGGTCACTGTGCCGGCCAACCCGAACGCCATCGCCATCGCAAAACATCTCAACATCCCAGACCAAATCGTCACGGAAATCTTCGGCGAGTCTGCACGGAGTTTCGTGGCCTCAACCGGCAAGCCTGCCATCGCTACTCCAGCGCGAAAGAGCGCACCCATGTCCAACGCAAACACGATTGCAAACAAGATCCAGAACGCGCAGCAGACGCTGAATGTTCTGCTTTCCAACTATGAAGAACTCGCCAGTAAGACCGAAATGAACGACGACGAAACCAGGCGCTACCGTGACGAACTGCCGAGGCAGATTGACGACGCCAGGGCCGAAATTGCCAGCCACCAGCGTGCCGAGCGGACGTTGTTCGGTAATGGCGGCAATGACGTTTCGCCGCCGCCTCGCGTCATCGACAATGGTCCGATCATGGCGCCGGCCATCGTCAAGAACAGAGAACCGATGATGAGCGACGACGCGCAATTGCCGGCGATGGCTCCGCGCAAGACCATGGGATTTTCCGATCACCAGTTCAGGGCACTTGCTGCCTGGACAAAAGCGCAGGCATCGCACGAACCGGACCTCGGCCGCACATTGCGGGATCTCTACAAGGACGGCAAGAACAGCGAATTCACCGCTGCCGTTCTGCGCGCCGCGGTCAATCCGGCCAATACCACGGTAGCGACCTGGGCGGCCGAACTGGTCCAGACCGATACCACGCCGTTTCTTGACCGGCTGATGGCGAACTCGATCTATCTGCCTCTTTCGGCTGCTGGCGTGAAGTATACATTTGGAAATGCCGGTGTGCTTAAGATTCCGGTGCGCGCATCCACCCCGACGCTGGCTGGCAACTGGACGGCGGAAGGCGGAGCCAAGCCGGTAAAGCGGGCTTCGTTCACCACGGTAACGCTGTCTCCAACTAAACTATCGGTGATTTCCACTTTCACCGAAGAGATGGCGAACTACAGCGCGCAGTCGATCGAGCAGATCATTCGCCAGGCCATGAGCGACGATACATCGGCAGCGCTCGATGCATTCCTGATCGACAGCGTGGCGGCGTCGGCTGGTGTTCGTCCGGCCGGCCTGCTCAATGGCGTGACGCCGATCACGGCATCGGCAGCGTCCACACCGGCAGGAAAGATGGTAGCGGATCTCAATGCACTGGCGGCGGCAATCGAAGCAGCCGGCGGCGGACGCAACATCATCTACATCATGAACCCGGCGCAGGCCAGACTGCTTGGGACGGCGACCTCGACGACCGGCGATTTCATCTTTGCCGATCCATCATCGGCCGCTGCCAGGTTCGGCGGGCGTTTGATCGTGTCGGCGACCTGTCCGGCCGCCAAGGTGATCGCGATCGATGCGGCCGACTTCGCTACCGCGCAAGGCGATGCGCCGCGGTTTGCTGTCTCGACCGATGCGACGCTGCATGAGGAGGACACCACGCCGCTGGCTCTGACAACGGGCGCCCAGGGATCTGGCGTGGTCGCTTCCCCGATGCGGTCGCTCTTTCAGACCGACGCGGTCGCGGTTCGCATGTCGATGTATGTGACATGGGGCATGCGCCGCACCGGCATGGTGCAGACCATTACCGCAGTCGGCTGGTAGGAGCATCAAATGGCAGACGACAGGAAACCCGACGAGAAGAAGAAGTCCACCACGCCACGGCTGGTACAGGAGCCGAACACGGACGGCAACGTGATGGTCGATGTCATCATGGGGCCATATCGCGGCTCGCGGCTGACGATGACCGCGGCTGACGGCCAGGCAGCCATCAACGGCCACTGGGCGCGCGACCCGCAGGAGGACTACGGTGACCACGACCCGCTGACCGACCAGCAGCGCAACGACGCGCTGACGGCGGCCACGACGTGGGCGCAGGCCACCTGGGACAAGGCGCAAGGCGCGGAGGAACCGCCGCCGCCTCCGGAAGGCGGTGTCACGCGCAAGCGTGACATGAAGCCGGAAGAGGGTGCTGGCTATTCCACACGCCAGGCCGACCCGAAACGCTGATGGCCGGCATCATGCAATCGCTGGCGCGGATGGTCACTCCGCGCCAGAAAGCCAATCCGGCCGGGGAGGGCAACTACCACCCCGGCCCCTACACGGTGTCGGGCGGCATCCTGCCGCATTCCTGGGGCCAGTTTCTCAACTACTGGCAGATGGATCTCGACCCGATCCAGGCACCAACATCGTCGGTCGTCGAGGCCTGCGTTTGGGCTTATGTGCGGGCGATCGCTCAACTGCCCGGTTACCACAAGCGGGAACCGGGGCCACTTTACTCAATCGATGGCAGTCCTGCCCGTTACAGGGGCGTCGAGGATGTAACGACATCGGCACTGTCGCGGTTGCTGCGCCGGCCGAACCCGTACCAGACGCCGTCCGATTTTCTCGTTCATTTGATCCGCTCGCTGCTGCTTAACGGCAATTCCTACTGGATCGCGCAGCGCAACGACCGCGCCGAGGTGACGGCGCTGCACTGGACCGATCCGCGTTCCTGCCGGGTGCGCGAGGTGATGGTGCAGGGGCAGTCGTTTAGCGAAGTGTTTTACGAGATCAGCGCCAACCCGCTGTTTAAGTTCGACAGCATCCTGGGCCGCAATTCGCTGGTGGTGCCGGCACGTGATGTTTTTCACGTGAAACTGGCAACGCCACAGCATCCGCTGGTCGGCGTGACGTGGTTGACGGCGCTGGCAATGGAAACAGCGGCCAGCAATGCCATGCAGACCGCGGCGACGACGTTCGCCGGCAACATGTCCCGGCCGTCGGGCATCATCACCAGCGAGCAGCCGCTGAACGCAACCCAGATCAAGGAACTGCGCACCAGGTGGGACGAGCAGGTTTCCGGCCTCAATGCCGGCGGGGTGGCGATCCTGAACCAGAACCTTAAATTCCAGCCGCTGACCGTCTCGAACCAGGACGCGCAGATCATCGACCAGCGCAAGCTGAACGACCAGGCGGTGGCCGCGGTGTTTGGGGTTCCGATGATGCTGCTCGGCGTCAGCGATACCGCGACCCAAAAATCATCCGAGGCAGTGATGGCGGAATGGCTGGCGTCGGGGCTGGGCTGGCTGATCAACCACATTGAACAGGCGTTCGATTCCTTCGTCGGGCTCGACATGGTGGCGGCCGGCCGGGAGTGGACCGAATACGACACGCGTGCGCTGCTGCGCTCGGCGTTCAAGGATCGCATCGACGGCCTGGCGCGCGGCGTCCAGGGCGGCATCTACAGCCCCAACGAGGCGCGGGCGCTGGAAGGCTACGCCGCGGCCGAGGACGGCGATGAACCTCGGGTTCAAATGCAGGTGGTGCCCCTGTCGGCGTGGGACAAGAAACCGGAACCGGCAGTTCAGCCGGCCGCGGTGGCCGAGCCGGAACCGGACGAGGACAAGCCAGATCCCGACGAGCAGAAGGCGTTCGCGCTGTTTGAGTTAGAGCGAATGATGGACAGCCATGCAGCTTGATTCCAAGGCGATCCTTTCTGCGGTCAGCGTCAAACTGGCCGAGGAACGTGCGGCCCGTGTTGCGTTACAGGACAGGGTTGCGGAACTTACCGATCAATTGCGCGTGCCAGGACCCGTGGGCCGCGACGGCCGCGACGGCCTGCACGGCCTGCCAGGGCCAAAGGGTGAACCGGGCGACAAGGGCGAGCCCGGCGAACGGGGGCCGGAAGGCGCTATAGGCCTCACTGGCGAGATCGGCGAGAAGGGCGACCCCGGCGAGCCGGCCTATCCCGGCGCAGCGCGCGGGCTCTGGAGCGAGACCGAGAGCTACCGGGCGATGGACGTCGTCGCGTTCAACGGCTCGGAGTGGCGCGCGGTGTACGACAATCCGGGGCCGTTGCCGGGCGACGGCTGGCGACAGGGCGCCAAGGGCATCAAGGGCAAGCCCGGTGAGAAGGGTGAGCGCGGGATGACGGGGCCGCAGGGACCGCCGGGCGTTTCCGTCGTCAAGATGGTGATTGTAGATTTCGAAATCCGGCTGCTGCTGTCGGACGGCACGCAACTGGCCGGCAGCCTG